TATGAAGGAATGACTTATTTTGATCAATATGGAGGACAAGTATTATTATTTATTATTTTAATAATTATTAATTTTCTTGTTTGGTCTTATGCAAAAATTATTGTAAATATTCAACCAATTAAAGATGATTGGGTAAATCAAAGATGTAATCCATCTATTATTCCTTTTGCAGGAATAATAAACCCGCCTCATGATACCAGCTCTGTTCAATTTACTCAAGATAATTTTAATTATTGTACTCAAAATATTTTAACATCTATTACTGGCATTGCTGTTGCACCATTAAATTATGTATTCAGCACAATAAATAGTTTATTTGAGGAAATTAGAGATGCATTTCAACATCTTCGTCAATTAATTAATAGTATAAGACAAAAATTTGTATCTATTTCTCAAGAAATTTTTGGACGAATTTCAAATGTTGTTTATACATTTTTACCAATTATTATAAAAATAAAAGACGCTATGGAAGAAAGTCGTGCAATTATGATATCTGGATTATATACAAGTTTAGGTACTTATTATGCATTAAAATCTGCAATGGGTGCAATTTTACAAATTGTTGTTACAATATTGATTGCATTATCTATTTTAGTTGTTATTATGTGGCTTTCTTTAAATATCCCTTTTGCAATAGCAGGTACATCATTTTTTGCAATAATTTCTGCATTTTTAATTATTATTATTGTATTTTGTACTGATATATTACGCATTCCAGTACCAGGAATGCCATCAGCACCACGAAAACCTAGTTGTTTTGATGGTGAAACTTTATTAAAAATGAATGATGGAAGCTATAAAGAAATAAAAAATATCAATGTTGGTGATATATTAGATAAAGATGGCGAAATAACTGCAAAAATGTATTTATCTACAAGTGGTATTGAAATGTATAAATTATTTGGCATAACAATCAGCGGTTCACATCGTATTAAAAATAAAGGAGAATGGATATATGTTAAAGACCATAATGATTCAATAAAAATAAATAATTACACTGAACCAATTATCTATTGTTTAAATACAAAAAGCAAAGAAATACATATAGAATCAATAACTACAAAAGATATTTTAATATTTCATGATTGGGATGAAATTTTTGAAGATGAATTGAAAATTCTCTCTAAAAATATGGATAATAAATCTATTTTAAGAGAGAATATTCATAAAAATTTTGATGTTGGATTTGATGCAACTACAGAAATACAAATGATAGATAATCAAACCCTAAAAATAAAAAATATAAAACCAGGAATGATATTAAAAAATTCTGATTTTGTTTATGGGATTGTTGAAATAAATGGAGAAGATTTAGATAAAAATTTATTTTATTTAGGGGAAATAAAGGAAAACAATTTTTTAGGAGGAACAGAAAATTTACAAAAAATGACAAATAAAGCTTTTAACAAAGTTAATAACAAAGTTAATAACCAAAAAATTTTATATAATTTATTAACTGATAAAGGAAACTTTTATATAAATGATATTTTATTCAATGATTATAATTTTGCAATTGAATTATTTTTAAATGCAGCATAATTTTATTATCTATCAAATATGTATAATTATGGAAATTACATTTAGAATTGAAATCCTAATTTTAATTGCAATTGTTTTTACTATTCTATGGGGGCATCTTCTTTGCTCTTGTTCAAAATTTCATCTTGGAGAAATTGTTAGTGCATTTGCTAAAAAGTTAACCCCTAATCAACATCAATATGAACTTGTTATGAGTAATCCTGCTGTTGAAGGTTTTACCGGTGCAAATATTAATAATGGTCAATCTGCATCTTATAGCGTATCGTATAATAAGCCATTGGATACATCTTCATGGTTTTCTCCAAATTTAACCTTTACTCCTGAAAAAAAACCAGGAAAAGGTGCTCAGGATATTTTGAATCGTGAACCTCAACCAGTTCCTTTACCTGAAGGAGAATTATTGCTTTTTGCAAATACCCCTTTTAAACCTGAATGCTGTGCTAATGGAGGTTCTTCTTATTCTAATGGTAGCGGTTGTGCCTGTATTACTGTGCCACAATATAATTATCTTGTTGAAAGAGGTTCAAACAATGTTCCTTATTCCGAATATTAATTTTTTGTAAAATATTAATAAATTTATAAATAACATTTTATTAATATTTTTTTATTATTTTTTGCTCCTTTTGCTTTTGTTTTTTATTTCTAGTTTTATTTTTTTTCTTTAGATGTTTTTTCTTTGATTTTTTTGAATATTTTCTTTTATATCCTCCTTTTCTTGGAAATTGTGTAAAATCTGTTGTCCACATTTCCTCTAAAGTTTTTCTTAGATCTGCAACTTTTCTATTTTCTTCTTCTACTTTATTTTGAGACATTATTGCTTTTCTCTCTTCCTCATCTGCAGCTGACAAATATCTCATTCTATCATTTCCTTCTTGATTGCTTGCTGCATTTCTAAGTCCAGAAGCTGTATGAATATGTGTTATTCTGTCTCGTTCATAAGCAGCAGCAGCAGCCATGTATGCATTAATTTGCATTTGCAATTCTTCTCTCTGTCTCTGCTCTAGTTCACTATTATGAGCTTGCCATAAATCTTGTCTAATAATAGCATCTGGACTTGCAATATCTTGTTGAAATTTAATTCCTCTGCTTATTAATTCTGAAGTATAGTTATCTTTAAACCATTCAAAAAAATCCTGTAAATTCTCTGATGTAACAGGAGGATGAACAATAGGTATACCCTGCGATTCAATATGTTTTTTCAATAATGATAAAAAGTAATTGGCAATAATAACATAACAATTAATTTCATTTTCATAAAACCTAAAAATAATAGATTTAATATATTGTATTAAATTTTCAATCTTATCTGGTGTAGGTTCTACCCCATTAATTTGATACAATCCACCTAAAAAAGAATACATTTTTTCTTCAGTAGTTAATCCACGAATATCCTCACCTTCATTTATTCCAATATTCATTAAAAATTTAGCTAATATTATATCTGAATCTGAAGGCTGAATTTCTTCCATATATTACTATAATTTTTTAAATTTAATAAAAGTTATATTCTGTTATTTTGAAAATTCAGTCCAGCATTTTTCACAATATTGTATTTTTTGCATCCTATATTCATTTATATCAACATAATCAACACAACATATATGTTCGCAATTTGCCTTCAGTGCTATCTCTATTTTATCTAATAAGTTTTTTAAATCTATTTTACGGTAAATATAAAAAAAATCATCATGAATTTCTTTAAATTGGTTATTTAATTCATTATAATCATTACTTAAAGAACCTTGTATTTGTTGAAATTGTTTTTTTATTGATTGACATATTTCTTTTCCTTCATCCAGCTCATCTATTTGTTTTTTTATATAATTTTTCAGTAATAACAAATACTCTTCCATATAATCATTTAAATGAAAAATATTTTTAAATAATTATATTTATATTATTTTAACACCTTTGCACATTTAGCAATACATTCCTCTTAGTGCCATATCATCATTGCGTTTATCATTCTTAATCAGTTTATCTACAACATCTTTTGTAACCTTAAAAGGAAATTCTACTTTGAGTGCCATCTCTTTCTCAAATAGATTTGAACCTGGTTTCATCAATCTATACAGATTCAACTTTGTATAAATGATTTCTAGACAACGCTTCATATTTCTAACTCCATCTTCTTTATTACAATAATTTTCAATAATATAATTAATTACATCATCTGGTATAATAATATCTTCTGCTTCAAATTTCACTTGTTCACGAATCTTTGGAAGCAAATATTGATTTGATATCACAGTCTTCTGTTTATTATCATATCCCTTTGTACAAATTCTATACATACGGTCCCTCAAAATCGGATTCACTTTTGACTCATCATTATAACTAAAGATAAACAAACACTTGCTAAAATCAAAATCTATTTCTGCAAAATATTTATCATGAAATTGTGAATTTTGTGAAGTATCTGTCAAATGTGTTAATATTCCTGCAATTTCTTCTCCTTTTGGTGTTTCACTAATCTTATCCAATTCATCAAAATATATCACTGGATTCATACACTTACTGTCAATGATAATCTGCACAATTTTACCCCAAGAACTTCCTTCATAAGTATAAGAATGACCCTCTAAGAAACTACTATCTGTAGCACCCCCAAGCGCAATAAATGCAAATGGCCTGTTCAAAATTTTGCTAATTCCTTCTTTTACTAATGTAGTTTTTCCTGTACCCATCGGCCCTTGAATTGCAATTGCTGTACCAAGTGCTGATGGATTTGTTACAAGTTGTCCCAGCATTTGCATGATTTGCATTTTTGCATCATTCAGACCATACACTGCTGCATCTAATGTCTTTTGTGCATTTTCCATAAACTCATGACATGCCTCAACGCCATCACTAATATTAATTGGAAGTGAATTGTATTTGCCAAATGGAATATTCATAAAAGTATCCACCCAATTCTTGATTTTATAATATTCTCCACTTCCTGGTTCCATATAACGGAGTGAATTGATTTTCTTCATTGCAGATGCTTTGAAAATTGCTGGAATATTTGATTCCAGTAGAGTAATACGGTATGGTTTTTCAATTCTGCAAATTTTATTTATCTCTCTTAATTCCTTGATAATTTTCTTTTGTTCTTCCACAAGGAGTGAATCAAAGAAGTTGAAATCATTATTGGTATTCTTATCCCTGAGAATTTTCTTGAAAATACGCGCATTTTTATCCTTCTGTTTCTTATTCTTCTTTTCTTGCTTTTTCTTACCATTCTTCATATTTTTCTCACAAACCTTCAAGCATTCTTGTAGTAATTTATTATCTTTGTTTTGCCCATAAATCTCCTTCAGCTTTTCAAGAATAAATTCATCGCTAATTTTATTTTCTGAACTTGAACTTTCTGTAGTTGTTTCCTTTTCCTCTTCCTTGTCTACTTTTTTACCTTTCTTTGAATTTTTTGAATTTTCTTTCTTTTCATGTTTTTTATTTTTCTTTGACTTTTTTGGAATGTATTCTTCGTCATCCTCTTCTTCCTCCTCTTCCTCTTCATATTCTTCATCTTCCTCATCCTCCTCATCATCTTCATCGTCCTCATCTGAAGAAGAATCAGTGCTAACACTTTCATCTTCATCTTCTGTTTCCTCATCTGAATCAATATCATCATCTTCATCATATTCTTCCCAATATTCTTCTTCATCACCATCATCATCATTTCCAACAGTGAGAATAATATTAAATTTACTAGCCTTTTGCATATCATCTTCTTCGTCTTCTTCTGAATCAGAATTCTCCTGTTTCTTCTTTTTATTGTCTTTCTTTTTATCTTTCTTTGCTGGAGTCTTTGAACTTTTACCAGAATGCTTAGATTTACTCTTTTTATAATGTTTTTCTTCCTCTTCATCTTCTTCCTCCTCATCTTCCTCTTCATCTTCCTCAGACTCAGAATTTTCTTTCATTTTTTTCAATCTTTTCTTTATATTTTCACCAGCTTTTATCTTTTTATTCAAATCCTTGGATGGGAATATTTTAGAAAGAAGCTTACGATATTCATGCACATCCATCTCATCCTCACTATTATCGCTAGTGCTTTCACTACCGCTATCACTATCAGATTCCTCATTTTTCTTTTTCTTCTGCGCAATTTTCTCCTGCTTCTTGGATTTTAAGTGTTTAGTATCTTTGGGCATTCTCTCTTATCTAATAATAATAGTCCATTATATTTTTAAATCCAAATCAATTTTTATTTAATTATAAAATTCATGTTTAACATATTCTTCTTTAAGTTACATTTAATTTAAAAGTTATTGAAACATATTATTATTTTGTATTAAATATAATTCATTTTAATAAGTGGGGTATTTTTATAATAAATAAAATTGAAAAGAAACAATCTAAATATTATTATAGTATAATAAGGTAGATATGTCAGCTAAAGTGAAAACCCCAAAGAGTTCCAAAATCGTTGGAATTCAATTTAGTATATTATCTCCAGATGAAATCCGCCGTGGTTCTGTCTGTGAAATTACATCAAGAGATACTTATGCAGGAGGAAAACCGATTTTCGGTGGATTATTTGACCCTCGCATGGGTGTGAGTGAGCCTGGTCTTATTTGTCCAACAGATGGATTAGATTACATGCAAACTCCTGGTTATTTTGGGCACATTGAATTAGCTCGCCCTGTGTTTTATATTCAGTATTTAAACACTATTTTAAAAATTTTGCGTTGCGTTTGTTTTAAATGCAGCAAGTTACTTATTAGTAAAGAAAAATATAAGCAGGCTTTGAAGATGGATTCTGATGCTAGATGGAAATATGTATTCTCAATTGCTAGTAATATTAAGCGTTGTGGTGAAGATATTGAAGATGGATGCGGTTGTTTGCAGCCAAAACGCATTCGCAAAGATGGTCTAGCTACTATCTTTGCTGAGTGGAAGAATGATAATGAGGGTGAGGAAAATATTGTTATCAAGCTGACTCCTGAAATGGTAATCAAGATTTTCAAGCGCATTTCAGATGAAGATGTGAGTTTTATGGGATTTAGTCCTGTGTGGTCTCGTCCTGACTGGATGGTATGTCAGGTAATGGCAGTTCCTCCTCCTGCTGTTCGTCCTTCTGTGAAACATGATGCCCAACAGCGTTCTGAAGATGATTTGAGTCACATCTTGGTAACAATCATCAAGACCAACAAAACCTTGCAAGAGAAAATTCAGAATAACGCTCCTGCAAATGTGATTGATGACTGGACTACTGTTTTACAATATTATGTAGCAACTCAGATTGATAATAAGATTCCTGGTTTGGCATCGGTTGCTCAGCGTTCTGGTCGTCCATTGAAATCCATCAAAGACCGTTTGAATGGAAAGGGTGGGCGTATGAGAGGCAATTTGATGGCGAAACGTGTGGATTTTAGTGCCCGTTCTGTCATTACTGCTGACCCAAACATTTCTATTCGCGAGCTTGGAATACCAATGAAAATTGCAAAGAACATTACCAAACCTGTTATTGTAAATAATGTAAATCGTGCATTCTTGATGAAACTTGTGCAGAACGGTCCTGATGAATGGCCTGGAGCCAAGATTCTAGAAAAGAAAAATGGTGTCTCTATTACTCTGCGTTATGTAGATCGGAAATCTATTGCTCTTCAAGATGGTGATATTGTTCATCGTCATATGATGGACGGCGACCCTATTCTCTTTAATAGACAGCCTACATTGCACAGAATGAGTATGATGTGCCATATTGCAAAAATTATGAGGAGGGGTGATACCTTCCGAATGAATGTCGCCGATAGACTTTGTGTCGGCAACAGGAGGCGTTAAAAGCGTGCTACCTCCTAGTGATTAAATCAATAATATTTGAGGCAAACAACTTAAAAAGAAAAATTCAAAATGAATAATATGGATGTGACAGATACTAAACCATTAGAAAAAACTTGTTCAAAATGTGGTGAAACAAAAAGTAATGATAAGTTTATACCAAAAAGAAATATATGCAAAAGCTGTCGTAACGAAAGAAGCCGTGATAAGTATAAAAATTTAGAACCTCCAAATGAGTTAGATGAAAAATGCAACTTCTGCAATAAAGAAAAACCGATTTCCTCTTTTATAAAAAACAGAAAAATATGTAAGGATTGTAATAATGAAAAAAGAAAATTTAAATATGAAAATGATCAAGAACACAGAAAAAAAGTTATTGAATCATCAACCATATTTAAAAAAAACAAGATAATAGAAAAGAAAAAAATAAAAGAAGAGGAAATCGGAATAGATAACAAAAAATGTAATTATTGCAACGAAATAAAAGAACAAATTAGATTTAGGAATAACAGGTTAAAATGTAAAGACTGTGAAAGAGACGAACCATTAGACAAAATGAAAAGAACCATTCGTTCAAGAATAATTAGTGCAATCAATAATAAAGAAAAACATACTGTT